CGCGATGCTCGAGGCGTGTATCTCGGCTTACGCGCAGACCGTCCCGATGTGTCCCGGCAACCACTGGCGCCGGCTCGACAACGGGGGCCGCGAGCGCGTCACCGGAAGCGCATTAACCCGCATTCTCCGCAGCCCGAACGATTATCAGACGATCTCCGACTTTTTGATGAACTTGACCCGCCGGCTCTACGTCTACGGCGAGGCGTTCGCCTACGCGGTACGGAATAGTCGCTTCGAGATCGTCGAGCTTCACCTAATGCGGCGCGGGCAAGCGTGGGTCGGCGCCTATGGCGACGTTTTTTATAGCCTCGCCGGCAACGAGATCATCGAAAAGCGTGTCGACCTCTCGACGGCGATCCCGGCCCGCGACGTTCTCCACGTCAAGCTCGAGACGCCGGTCCATCCGCTCCGCGGCGTCTCGCCGATCCTCGCGGCGGCGCCGAACCTCGCGATGGCGACGGCAGCGCAGCAACAGCAGATCGCTTTCTACCTCAATCAAGCGCGGCCCTCGTTCGTCATCCAGACCGACCAACAGCTAAAAGAGGAACAGATCGAGCAATGGTCGGAGAAGTGGAACCGGAAGACACAAGGCGAGAATGCCGGCCGGACGCCGTTCCTCGCGTGGGGCTTCAAGGCCCAGCCGATCTCGACCTCCGCGGTCGACTCGCAGCTCGTCGAAATGCTCCGGATGACCGACGAGAAAATCGCGCTGACGCTTCGCATCCCGCTTCAGATTCTCGGCGTCGGCGGGACGACCTACGCTAACACCGAGCTACTGATGGGAAGCTGGGTCTCGACCGGCCTCGGCTTCACCTTGAACCACATCGAGGAAGCATTCGGCGCCTTGTTTGGGCTTAGGGGCGTTCCCGACGAATACCTCGAGCTCGACACCAAGGCATTACTGCGGAGCGCGCACCGGGACCGGATCGAGACGCTCGCCCGCGGCGTCATCACCGGTATTTACAGCCCCGACGAGGCGCGCTCCGAGGAAGACCTCCCGGCAGTACCGGGCGGCGTCGGCAAGGAACCACGGGTCCAACAGCAGGTCGTACCACTCAGCTACGGGGTCGATATGAAACCACCGGACCCGAACAAGCCGCCGGCGACACCGCCACAAGCGGACCCAAACGCGCCGGCCGATCCGAACGAACCACCCGATCCGAACCAGCAGAACGCATGGCTCGACCAGATTATCGACGCGGCGGATGAGTTTGAACGGCGCGCTGCCTGACGCGCTCGCGAGCGCGCTCGGCCAGATCGTCTCGCAGGCTCGCCAGCAATGGCGTTCCGAGCGCGAGCTCGCCGCGGCGGAGACCCGGCGCATCATCGCCGAGCTCGAGGCGAAGGTCGCATCGCTCGCGCTCGAACTGCACACGATGGCGGCGGAGAAGATCGCCGCGGTCCGGGACGGCGCTCCGGGACCGCGCGGCGAGCCCGGAGAGCAGGGTCCTCCCGGCGAGGGGCTACCGGGACCACAAGGCGAACCCGGCCTCGTAGGCGCCGCCGGAGCGGCCGGAGATGCGGGTCCCGCAGGCGATTCGATCCAAGGCCCGCCGGGAGAGGCCGGACCGGCCGGCGAACCCGGTCCCGTAGGCGATCCCGGACCTTCCGGCGAGCCCGGTCCTCGAGGCGATCCCGGCGAGGTCGGAGCGGCCGGTCCCGCTGGCGATCGCGGTCCTCCCGGACCTCCCGGCAAGTTCCCGCCGGTCAAACTCTGGCAGCGAGGGATCCACTACGCGGCCGAGCTCGTCGTCTGCCGCGGCTCGACGTACTGCGCCGAGCGCGACACCGCGGAGGAACCGCCGCACGACGATTGGACCTGCGTCGCCGAGCGCGGCGCGGACGGACGGACGCCTAACTTCCGCGGCGCCTGGGAGACCGGCGGCGATTATGCGGCGCTCGACGTCGTGATGGTCGACTACTCGTCATTCGTCGCGCTTGTCGACGGGCCTGGTGCTTGTCCCGGCGAAGGGTGGCGATTGCTATCGGGCCGCGGCAAGAGCGGAGCACCGGGACGACCGGGCGAACGCGGCGAACGCGGCTGGCCCGGCCCTCCGGGGCCGGCGCCGGTTTCGCTCGAGCTCGACGACCAAGGCGTCCTGACGCTTCGGCTAAGCGACGGCGCCGCGCTATCGTGCGACTTCTATCCGCTGTTCGCCAGAGTACCCGGCTGATGGCGTCGCCGCTGATCTCCCGCGTGATCGTCCCGGCGGCGAGCGCCGGCTTGATCTCGCTAGACGACGCAAAGTCCGCCCTCGGGATACCGTCGACCGACACGTCGAAGGACGCCGCGGTCCAAGCGAACGTCGACGCGATCTCGGCCGCGATCGTCAATTACTGCGACCGCGAGTTCGTCGTGCAAACCTACCGGGACACGTTCCGGCAACTTGTCGGCGCCTTCGGCGAGCCGCTGCGGTCGCGACAGTGGCCGATCCCGGCGACGGGCGGGGCGCCGACGCTCTACACGGTGACGGTCGACGGCGTCGTTATCGACCCGGCCGCTTACGATCTCGACCTCTCGAACGGTCGCGCCTTCCTACTAGAGAGCGGCTGGGCCGGGACCGCGGTCCTGCTCGACTACGTCGCCGGCTATGACCCGATCCCGCCGGACGTTGTCGCGGCAACCGGGCAATGGCTCATCGAGGTCTGGTCGCAACGGGGCCGCGATCCGTCTACGCGCAGCGAGACCGTCCCGGATGTGATCTCGGTGGTTTACCGTGACGATCCGAGCGGCGCCGCCGGCAGCAGCGGCGAGGGGCCGCCGGACGGCGTCCGTGATTGGCTGTGGGCTTACCGGAACTGGTCGACATGACGCCCGATCAAGCGCGCTCGGCGTATCGCCGGCACCTCAAAGAGCCGATCGCGATCCGGCGCTTTAGTGGCAAGGCGGGACCGGATCGGACCGCGACCGACACGCCGTGCCGCGGTCACGTCCGCGCGGCGCGTCCTGGGACCGAAGTCCCGGCGCAATTGATCGGCGACGTGATGGAGTTTTACTTCGCCGCGATCGTCCTCGTCGAAGACCTCGAAACCGCCGGCTTCACCTTGCCGCTGACGACTGCCGACAAGCTCGTCTTTCGCGGTCGCGAGATGGCGATCTCGTTCCCGGACGACGCGACGCGGAGCGTCGACGGCGAGCTGATCGCCTACAACGTCCGGGTGAAGGCGTGAGAGGCGGCGCCGCGGCGATCCGGCAGGACATCACGGTCCGCTGGGCCGGTGCCTCGCAGGCACAGGGCGAAGCGCTACTCGTCGAGGTCGCGAAGCAGGGACACGCGAAGATCATGCGGGAGGCGACGGAGCGCGACGGCGCGGTCCCGTCGTGGACCGCCTTCGGTGACGTCGCCGGCCGGCCGATCGAGCAGGCGAAAAAGGTCATCGTCTTCCAGTATTACTACGTCCGCGGGATCATCCTCGCGATCCTGCGCGCGCTACAGGACGAGTCGCCGGTCGACTCCGGCGCCTATCGCCGCTCGCACCAACTCTACATCGACGGACACGCGGTCGGGCCGAACACGGTAATCAAGCCCGGCCAGGACGTGATGATCGCGAACTCGGTCCCGTACGCGCGGCGCCTCGAGGTCGGCAAGACCGCGGCCGGCCGGGACTTCCTGATATCGAAGCCCAACCGGATATATGAGCGCGTCGGGAAGATGCTCGCATCGCGCTACCGAAATGCCGCGAAGATCACCTTCGGTTACGTTACCTTGCCGGGAGCCCACGCCGTCAAAGGGCGGCTTAGTTCGCATATCGGCCGGAAGAAGCGGCGCCAGCACGCCGGCACTGAAGTTCAGGCGCCGGCCTTGTTCATCAACCTCGAATGACGACGGCGAAAGAAGCCTACGCCGCCTTGCGGACGATCCTCGAGGCGGAGCCCGGCTTGCCGCCGCTACGCTGGCAGAACGACGACGAGGACAGCACCGGAGCGGTAAACCTCCCGGCGACGCCGGCACCGTTCCTCTACACAGTCTTCGATACGCGGCCGGCCGAGCTCGTCGCCTTCGGTGGCGGGAGGTACGCGAACGTCTACCGCAACCCGGCCTTGCTCGAGGTCTTCGTCTTCATCCCGAAGGGCTGGGGTCTTTCCTACGCGCTCGATTACGCCGAGACCGCGGCGAGCTTGTTCCGGTCCTACCGCGACGACGCGGTCTCGTGCTTTGCCGCGAGTGTCTATCCCGGCGGCGACGGCGCGACGCTAAAGCCGCCGGGACTACCAAGCGAAGTCAGCAACTATTTCTGGTCCGTCGCCGAGGTCGATCTCTACTTCGACCAACGCGGCTGATTTGAACACCTCGGGTTGATGCCCGCTCGAGGTTTTAGCCCACAGGCCCTTGGGCAAGGCTTCCTACCGCTAA